TTAAGACAACCGCTTAGCTACGCCCACGCTTCGCACGCTGTCTTAATCATGTCTCTGCGTTGCTCGCTTATGAGCGACGTGGAGATCCAGGGAATTAAGACATGCAGGATTTCCGTTATAAATGGGGAAGCGGAGCGTTTCCGGGGAATTTTTTAAGAGCAAATTTAAGCCTCGTAAAATTGGTTATAAACGTATAATATCTCTATGATAAATAATAAATAATCTTGCCTTAAGGAGGTATTATACAAATGACAAAGATATTTATTGATTGGATATATACCAATAATTCAGACCCGGTATATAATCCAGAAATTTTAATTGATTATACTAACTCTTATACTTTTGATATGGGAGATTTATTAAAAGAATCTAGAGCAGATAATGGTCAAGTAAAGAGACGCTTAACTAAACTCTTCGCACCATTTGAATTAGATCTTATTATTAAATTAATCACTAATCTTCATAATCATATAGAAGAACTATCTGCAGAGCATTCTGTATATAATGATGGGTGTCAAATTCCATTCATTTATAATACTATAGTAGATATAGAATCAGAAACAGCGGAAATCTTTTGTTTTGATATGAATAGAAGGGTGGTTGATTTAAAATGAGTACTAGATTTAAAGTAATAATGGATTACACAAATAAATTTATAGAATTCGATATCATCTTATACGATGATACCAGACTAACTTCTGTTAGAATTGCAAGAAGAAATGTGATTAGATCTGGAAATCAATATAGTATGTACGTCGATATAGGTAGAATGTTTGGTTTAAAAGGTACTAAAGCTGATAGAGACTTTGTGGCTAAATATGTAGATGCTTTAAAGCGTATACGTGAATGGTTTAAACAACTAATTCTAAATGTCGATAGTCGTCATAACTTAAATATAAACCCGCTTAGAGTATTCAATGGTTATCTAGATATAGATAATGGTACTTTTACTATTAATGACTATATTCTAAATACAACAATTCCTCTAAATAGTATTAAATTACGAGGAGAAACCAGACCGAATACAAAGAAAGCTAAACGCAGACGACAATATACTTATAACTTTATGGAGGATTTAGAAAAATGGAAGAAACTTCAGCAGTAGTATATCATATTACCAATACTATCTATGCTAATAAAATTAGACTTCAAGAAGAAAAGAAAGTCTATAATATCCTCACTCCTTGTGAGGTATTAATGAATAGAATCAGTGATAATCCAGATGATATGTATTTCACTTATTCTATGGAAGTTATGTCTGAAAAGTTTGATGAATTTGATAAAGATATCATTATCTATCCAGATGGAACTATGGAAGACTTAACTTCAGAAACTAATCTTTTAGAAATCACTAAAAAGGTTATCCGTATCATGGCTGAACTTAAACATGCTATGGTTACACAAAAACAACCAAACGAATTATCTCAATACATCTTCAATTATAATATTGATAGAGTAATGGGTATGTTTAATTTAGATTCTGTATTTGGTGGTAAATATATACCAGTTGATATTTATTCTACAATTAAAGTAGTAGTAGATAAATACAAATGGTTAGGATCTATATACAAAGTTAAAGTAGAAAGTTCTGGTGGTGCTATTGAATATTCCGTTCCAGAAACTTTAGCTAAATTACGTGACGAATTAGTCAAAGTAGACCGCAGTGAACTTATTAAAAGAATTGGTAAATATAAGTTCTATACAACAGGTGGTCGTATTTTATCCTTTACCGATAAAGATGGTAAAGTGAATATCGAAATAAAACCTATTATTCCTACAGAAGGATTTAGTAGTGAGTTCTAATATTTATTAAAGGTGGAGACTATGAATAAATATTTAGTTAAAGACAGAGTCAAAGGAGATATAGAATTTACTATTGAAGCAGAAAATATGGTTGATGCCGTTGCTAAATGTAGAAAATATATCGAAGAAAAGTATCCAGAAGTATTTATTGATTACGATTGTTTCCAAGCTGAAAAAGTATTTGGCTTTAATTTCATAGATCAAACCTATGATGAGCATAGTGAAACTGGATATGTGATGACAATTAGAAAAGACTTAGGTATCGAAGGTATTATGAGTAACTTCGATATCAGTATTATTAAATAGGAGGTTAATACCCATGATTATTAGTTTACGAGTTTATGATAAAGGCTTCATTTTCTTAAGAACGAAAATGAAAAAGAAAAAGATTGAATTCTTTGGCAATCCAAACTTCAAGAAAGAAATCAATCAATTCTTAACACAAGTACTCTTAAATGAAAAAGAGTACTTAAATGAAATTGCTAAATGTGCTAATGATTACACAATGGCATACTATGGTTCTAAAGGTATGATTAAAGAATCCGTAGATATTAATTCAAAAACAGGGGATTATTTGAATATCCCTCAAGCAACTCGAGATAATATTGCTCAATTTTCGAACGATTAAAAAATATTTGAGTTGTATAATATTCATATGATAGAGAGATAGAATATTTTTCATTTTATTTCATAAACTCCTTTTAAGATAAATAAAATTCACGCAAATGACTATAATAATCTTTTATCTCTCTATCATTTTATTATTTTAATTAAGTTATATGATTAACCACCACAGATAAGAAGGAAACATCTAACACTCATATTATTCAAGACATTCCCATACTTCCGTCTTGAATTTAGAAACCCCAATATTAAACACAAATAATACAATCCTTTGTTTAAAGATAATAATTTTTTCAAAATAGTTATTTCAGACTACTCTCCCCGAAATAACTAACTTCTCTCACAGAAAATTCTTATTCTTATCACAAGGTATATTTAACTCTCCCTGTTAAATATGCAAAATTCCCTAAAATAAACAAACACAAATACACTCCCTAAACTTATTTGTGGTGGTTAATCATGTAACTTAAATTTCGAATACCATCGTTAGATGGTATGAATATACTCTTCAAGTTTTTCCTCGTAATAATTTATTATTATTATACTCATATAGAATAACAATCCATTATATGTTTCTTGTACGGAATAGTTATTGTTGGTATTCAAAAGAATCATTTCCTGTTGAACGGAGTGCCAAAATGAGTATCTACTTGAAGAGTATATTCATATTATCTAGCTTTTATTTTTGAAAAGATATAGGAGTACCCAATATTGGGTACTCCATATTCTTTCGTTTATTTTTTATTTTTACCTAAGTAATCCCATTTGATACCAAGTATATCTTTACATTGTCTAGCAGTTTCTATCATGATTTTATTCATAATACCACTAGAGATAACTGAAGATGTCATACGAGCAGTTACAGAGGCAGTTGCTAATAAAGCATCAATCTTTTCATCAGGTCTATATTCACTAGTAGGTTCATCACCTTTAGGGAATAAATCCTTGATTACGCCTTTAATTGCAGTATTGTAAGTGAGTTTATCACCCACACCCATTTTATCTTCAGCTTTAAGATAGAACTCGATCAAAACACCATTTTCGGTAGCTTTGAGCTTACCGTTTTGTTCTAGCTTGTAGTCAGGTTCAGATGTAGCTTTAATTTCACCTTCACCAACTCCATATTCTTTAGCTATTTTATTACGTTCCTTGATGCCTTTTTCATAATCAGTCACTATCTTCTTAAGAGAAGGAGACAAGTCTGCTATTTCACAAGTACGATAAATCTTAACGTCTTGTACCACACCAGATATCTTAGAAGCTATTTTGATACGACCAAAATCATTAATTAATTCTGTATCATCATCAGCTAACTTAGCTAAGAGTTTATTAGCGTTATCATCATCGAAAGCATTTTGGAATACAATTAAAGAATCACCTTCTTTAATAGGTTGACCAGGTTTTACGATATTATAAACGTTTGTGTTTGCTTTGAATGACTTAGCTTTTTGAACGCAGTAGTAACTAGTCATAGCTTCAGATAATCTATCAGAAATAATAGAACTATCTTCATATGCTTCATCTGTACACATGATAGCTACTTTAGCTAATGTACCAATATTATAAGCAATTTGATCTGCATCTTTAGTTGTAGCATTAGATTTAGAGAAAGATTGAGGGTCATAAGCTAATATATCATTATACTTAAGAGATTGACCTTTCTTAACTTTAGGAACTAATTGAACGGTTACATAGAAACCACCATCAGAGTTCTTAAGTACTTCATCTTTCAAAGAAAGCATATGAACTTGTTTAGTATCAAGATCTTTATATACTAAGAATTCTCCTTCTTTTACATCTAATACTTTACCTCTCTTACCTTTGAACTTATGAGAGAAGATATTAGAAGTCATATAAGGTAAAGCTTCATCCATACCATAAGTCAATAAGTTAGGAGAAGATTCTTTAACTCTCATTTGATGCTTAGCTGTTTGGATATAACCCATTGCTGTACGAATTGGATCATCATGAGTTGTAGCATATGGAGCTAAAGCTTCATAAGGAGTAAGAGTATCAAGAGTACCTAATTCTTTTTCAGATTTAGGTTTAATAGTACCACGAGTATCTAATACAGAAGCATTAATAGAACTTTGACGATTAATACCAGTATTAGCAGAGAAACCTGTAGATACACCAATTACACCGAGCATAGATTTATCATAAATACGTTTGTCTAATTTGTAAGAACGTTCAGAGTTCATACCAGATAAACCTTTGAATGATAAAGTAGAAGAAGCTTCAGCTTCAAGCAAAGGATTCAATACAGATAAATCAGAACAACCTGGGTCTAATAGAATTTCATCCACTACAGCAGATTGTTTAATAGATAACTTAGCACCTTTACCTCTATGACGAACTGTATTAGCATAATCACCATAAGCTTTAGAAATAGCTTTATATAAATATGCTGCAACTAATTCATTTGTACGTACACGATTACCAGTAATATCTGTATGAGTATTATAGTTAGTATCGGCTAATAGATTATTAGCATAGATTAAAGCACCAACGTAGTCATATGGTAATTTGTATTTCTTACAAATATCTACAGTGATTGGGTCGAATAAACAATCATAGAAGTTAGCTAAACCATCGGCTTTGAATCTAGCACCGAAGTCTTCTAATATATCTAACCAAGTACTATATTCGTCCATTTCATTGAATTCAAATTCATCTGTAGCTACTTTATATAAACCACTCATAAGAAGAGAAACTTCAGGAGTTGTATTTTCATATACCAAGTAACCATCTTTGAATTGAACAACAGAATTATCATCAGCAGCTGGAGGACGTTTCTCTACGAATTCCCATTTGATTTTAGCTTTAGATAATACAGAAGTTAAACCTTCAGCAAAACAAGCTACTACAATCAAAGGAAGTCTAGTATTCAAGATAGAAGCATCAGAATAACCTAAAGAGTTAGATGCTTTAGATGAACTAAAGATTTCACCAAATGCTTTATCTTTTTCAGATAAGAAATTAGCAATAGTTTTAGCTACTTCATTACCAGTGCAATAAATAACTTTATTAGCTGGTTTATCATAACCGATAATATAATGAATCTTACTATTATAATTTTTATCACCCTTTAATTTAGGTTTTAAATCTCTAAGAGCAATATCCATATCGAATGTAATATAAGAACCATCTTTAAGAGTATAACCAGTATACAAACCGGCTAAGTCTCTGTATTCAATTGGTAAATCATATTTAGAGCAAATGAAACTATTATCACCATTAAGAACTGTGATATTAGTTCCTTTGTAATTCTTAAGTGATTTAGTTAATCTATCTACCATCGGAGTACTCTTAGTACCATTAGATGGATTCATACGATAGATGAAGATTTTATTGTAGTTAGTTACGATCTGAACTACGTCTTCTTCTGTCTTGATGATAGGCATTAATACTAATTGACCATTAAGAATTTTAGTATTACCACGAAGCATCATATAACGACCATCGATAAACTTAGGAATATCGATTACTAGTTTAGATCTAGTACCAAATCTATCTTCAGTTTGGATAGTGTATGTATCTAAATAGTTTTCATGGTTAGAAGTATCTTCTTTCTTCAAATCGATAATAGATACACGGTTCTTTTTATCAGCAGAGAAGATATCATTAAAGATTTTGATTACGTCTTTATTTAAATCATACTCTTTATCGAAATTAGTGAAAGTTACACTCTTCCATTCATCATTAAGAGAGTCAACCGGGATAGTATCTTTAGTTAACTTCTTATCAGATTCATAATAAGAATCTACCACATCAGATACTTTATGACCATCAACTTCAATAGTTCTGAATTTTTCATCTAATTCATCCATACGTTTAATACGAGATGGAGAAATATCAGGTTGATTAAACTTCATAGAAGTCGCATTGGTTACTTTAGATACATAAGATTTTAGTTGTTCTAAATCTTCTTTATCTTGTTTATCATCCTGAGCATCTTCTTTTTCTTCCTCTTTATCATCTTCAATAGATGGAGGAGTAGTGATGTATTCTGTATTGGTATTATCTTTGTCGATATCAACATCGTTTAGATAATTAGTTTGAACTGGAGCTTCATAAATATCAGAAGAAAGATTTAATAGTTTATTAATCAATCTTTTTAATATGGTAAGTTTAGACATATCCATATCAGTAAAGTCTACTTTAAAGTATCCTTTATCTGCTACTATTAAGAAGTCCATTCCTTCCCAATCTTGCCAGAATTCAATCTTACGACGTACATATCGTTCAATCATAGAGAAGATATTGATATCTTGTCTATAATCCCATTTACCTTTTACATCAGCTGCATTTTCAAAGATATCTTCTAATTTAATAATTACAGTCTTACGAGTATATGTATCAAATCGTTTATCCTGTAATAGATGTGTAATGAAGTGATGATATAAATCAACACCACGGTCTAAAGTATAGAAGTTATTCTTTTGGAATACGCTAGTATAATAACTCCAGTCAACAATAACATTCTTTTGTCTATAGAGTTCGATGTTTAGGTATGTTTTTGTAATCCAATTAACTACAGATTTAGCTCTATCGTATTTAGCTAGAAGTTCTTTTTGGTTCTTAATACGTTCAGTATATAAGAAACGTCTAAACATGGTAGAATAGTTTTGTTTAATACCATAATCTTCTCTGAAGATTATATCTTCTACCGCATCAGGATAGAATAATTTTACATCATTGGTTTTGATAAATTTATCATTAAATAAAACATCATCTTCGTTATTACTGGATTCTAATAGAGGAATCATATTCCCTTCTTCAGTCATACCTTGTTCTTGAATAACAAAACTGAAGTCTTTTTCCATATAGTAGCTAACAAAGTGAGCATTATTAACAAATATTTTATTTTTTGCTAAGAATTTAAGCGATTTCTCAAAACTACCTGTGACTAAATATATAGCACTGTTTTTGTACTTATCGTCTTTATTTATAGGATATAGGAGTTTATCAGTCCTAATTTTAAAAGGTCTGATATTATCTATATTTTGCATCAGAATTCTCCTTTCGTGTGATTAAAATTAACTAATTGTTGCCGTAAATATATTATTATTTATTATGATCTAAACTTTATAGTAATTATAATGACCAAAACGGTCATGTTTAAGAAGAAAGAGAGGAATAAATTTGGATAAAGAACAGTTTCTTGAGATTGTTAAAGGATATAATCGAGAGGAGTTCAGAGAATATCTTTTAAATGCTCAAAATAGGAAACAAAAATTGGTTCGAATTATTACTCTTCTTGATGAAGATGGAAAACCAGACAAGAACCAAACTTGGTAGTTTTTATATAAAGGTAGGATATTATAAATGGAAACAGTACAAGAAATCATTTCTCAATTACAAAATGCTAAAACAACTACATCTTCAAAGAAAGATGAACTTCGTGTTATGAGAGCTATGCTCAATGACACTAATTACAAAGTAGCTACTTACAACAGCAGTGGTGAAGTATCTTTCATATGCCCATCTGAAATTATTCGTAATACTTGTGCTAGTGTTATGGCTGGTGTAACAAAGATGTCTATGGCTGAAGCTAATCATCTTATGGCTCGTCATGAATTCAAACGTTCTGAAGCAGAAAATATGATTGAATTCTCTAAAGAGTTTGTTAATACATACTTAGAATCTGGTCGTAAATTAGCATTCGGTGGTAGAGAACGTTCTAACGTTGCTATCTCCAAAGTACATAAAGAAGCATGTTATCGTAAATTCCCTAAACGTGAAATCGTTAATGGGAAAGAGCAATATAATAACGGTAAAACTTGGACTCCTGCTCACGATACATTCAAAGTTCATACAAAAGTACCTACATGGTTCTCTCCTGAAGAATATGTAGGTCCTGACGATAAATAGAATTATTCCTCCTGATTATGCCCCTATCCCATATGGGATAGGGGTGTTTTCATCGCCTGAACATTCCTATAATCCAGATAGAAAGGAGGAATAAATTTTGTTGAAACAAATAAAAGAATACAGTACTCGTTATGCTAAAAATGTTGGCGAATCATTGTATCATTCAGCACAGAATAGAGCAGAAAATAAATATGGTAATCTCTATAAAGTAGCTAAATGGACCCAGAGTCAATTAAATCAAGAAGTTCTCAAAGATAGTAGAACTTTAAACTCTTCTTCCATTAAGAATTCTTTAAAGAATCTTAGTATATTTAAAGATGCTAATACTATACTGAATAATAGTGTCTCTGACTTAAAGACTGGTAAGTTCTACAATAAAGCTCGTGAAGATGAGCTTATGGAAAAAGAATACAGTGGAATGTTTGGAGACGATGGTGAATTCGGCTTCGGTGATGACGATTCTGATTCTTCTATGAATGATATTGAAAATTCTGCATTCTCTGATTTGAATAAAGATCTTAATGCAGGATTTGCTGCTTCTTCAGCAACCATTTCCAACTCAGTTATGAGTGGTAGTGCATATATCGGAGAAACAGTTAAGGCTTCTTCCAAGCTTCAATATACTCAGTTGGTTCAAATGCAGCAAATTAATAAAGCTGGGTTTGAAGGAGTTAATACTCACTTAAAAGCAATTATTGATTTTAATCAAAGTGCTCTTAAGCAGCATATTGATAACTCCACTAAGTTCTACGAAACCACAACAAATTACTTAGCTGAACAAAATGCTATCATGAAAGAAATGATAGAAATTCAGCGTGAGATGTATAAGAATTCTAATCCTCAAGTTAAAAAGAATTCTTCATTCAGTAATGTATTTGGTGGTGGTGGCTTTAACTTAGCTAACTACAAAGAGCATGTTAAGAAGAACTGGGAAAATAGTACTATCGGTAGTATGATTCAGATGATGAAGGAAACTGGCGGAGATCCAACTGCTATGTTTGCTTCACCATTATCGTTTATTAGTGATGGCTTATTATCCACTTTAATGGGACCTCAATTATCCAAGAGTCTTGGTAGATTAAACCGAACTGTTGGTAATGCTGGTGTCATGGGTTTACATAAATTAGGAAAACAACAAGGTTTCCTTGGCTCGTTCCTAAACGAAATCTTCGGATTTAATGGTAAAGAAGTTAATAAGGTTGATACAAAGAACTTTGTAAAAGGACCTGTAGCTTATAATGGTATCGCTAATAAAACTATTATCGAAGTAATCCCAACTTACTTAAGACGTATTGAGGCAGCATTAACTGGAGAAGACGAACGTGTATTTGATATAAATACTGGTCGTTGGACTACAGTTAAAAATGCTCAGAAGAATTATAATTCTGAACGCAGAGCTTCTATAAAACAAGCAGCCGCTCCAATGCAAAAGCACTTAACTGGTATCGCTAGTAGAATGAAGTTTAATGATGATGCAGATCAAGTTAACTTCTATTCTGATATGGGTAGAGTGTTAGAAGCATTAGTGGATAGCAACGGTGATTATAACTTTGAATTCGTTGGCGGTAAGCTTAAGAATGCTAGAGCTTACATGACTGCATATGGCGTTTCTAGTGAACGTAATATGACTCTTATTGCTAAGATGCTTAGTACCGCTAATGGTAATACTAGAGCTAAGTTAGTTAGCAACTCCTATCAATACAAAGAAAACCGAAATAATTATATGTCCAATATGGGCAATAATGCCGGTGGTGTTGATTTAATGCACAACAATGGTGCATTCAAAGGTAGTTCTAATGTAAGAGGGATATTCCAAAGATCTCAAGATTTATTGGAAAATTCTGAAGTAGCTAAAGCTATCCGTGGTACTTACATGGAAACTCACTTAATCCGTACTATGTTAGAAAATGGTACTGGATTTGGTGGAGGCAGTCCAACTAAAGCTCGTTCGGCTCATGCTAAATCTTCTTCTAACTCTAGAGCTGTAAATAACTATTGGAATAGTTTTACAACTACAGCTAAAGATGCCAGAGGTCTTCATAAAGAACAAACATCAGCAACTGATGCTGGTTTAGAAGTTCTAGGGCTTACTGCAGAAGATGTTAGACGTAGAAATAGTGGCAAAGGTAGAGTAACTGGTTCAGCAGCTAACGTTAGAGGTGTTGGTAGACTTGGTGCTTTACTCAACATGCAAGAAGATGGTCTTGAATTTGCTTATGATGGTTGGGGTGAAGGATTAAAGAATAAATACACCAATGCTAAAGGTGGTAGCTTCTCTGAGAAGATGAAGAATAGTAAAGGTAAGATGGATAAAGCTGGTCTTGCTATCGGTGCCTTACTAGATCTTAGAGACAGACCTACTAAATTACTTGCTGGTATGGTAGATGCTGTTAATGGTTCTATCGAAAGTTTCTTCTTTGATCATGAAGCTAATCTAAAAGATGAGCATGGTAAACCTATTAAAGGTTTCTTCAATACCATGTCTTATTATGCTCGTAAAACATTTGATGATTTTGGTAAATTCTTGAATGAGAATGTATTAGGACCATTGAATACAACAGTAGATCTTATTGCTGAACATTTCCCTACAGTTGGTAAGATTAGAGATAGAGTTAAAGGAAGTGTCGGTAGCATTGTTGGCAGTGTTACTAGTGCTTTTGGTAACGTATTCTCTGATATCAAATCAAAGAGTAGTGGAGATAGTGGTATCTTTGGTGGTGGACGTGCTGGTGGTGATAGATATATCACTAAGACTGGTTTATATGCACTATCCAAAGGCGAAGCAGTAATTCCATCTACAATGAACCCATTCAATCCTAATATTGCTACAGCTAGTATTGCAAGAGATTCTGCTAATGAACAGAAGGTTATCAATGCTGCTAAACAATATGGTCTTGGTAAATTGAGTGGTTTTGCTTCTGGTACTAAAGATGCAGATAAAATTGTTGATGATAGCCCTGGTGGCAAGTTAAATGGTGCTCTTAATAAAGTATCTTCTTGGTACGATGCTATCGTTGATAAAATGCCAGATAATGTCAAAGCAGCTATGGAGAACTTTAAAAAGCAAGCTCCAGAAGTCTTTGGTGAAGGTGCACTTTATGGTGGTCTCAGTGGATTAATGGTATCCGGTGGTCCTATGGGTGTATTAGCTGGTGGTGCATTAGGTGCTGGCTTGATTATGGTTAAGAACACTGAACGTGTTCAAGAAATGCTTTATGGTCAACTTGATGAACAAGGTAATCGTAAAGGTGGTTTCTTAGACAGACCAGAAATCAAGAAGATGCTCGGTACTGCTAAAGATATTAAGTCTTATGGTATCGTTGGTGGTGCTTTAGGTGCTGCTACTGGTCTAGGACCAATTCCTGGTTTATTAGCTGGTAGTGCTGTAGCATTTGCTAAAAACAACCAAGAAGTTAGAGATTACTTATTTGGTGCTGAAGGTAAAGACAAGACTCAAATGCAAAAGTTCTTATCTGAGCATATGGGTCGTGGTTTAGCTGGTGTTGGTATCGGTGGTTTAGCTGGTGCTGCTATTGCTGGTCCATTCGGTGCTGTAGGTGGTGCTTTAATTGGTGGTGGTTTGAGCTTTGCTTCTACTACTGATAAATTTAAAGAAATGATCTTAGGTAAAGAAGATCCTAAAAATCCTGGTAAACGTATTGGTGGTGTATTAAACTACTTAAACGAAAATGTAGTCGATCCTATGAGAGAACGTATGGAAGGATTCCATGATCGTTTAGAAAAATACATGAAGGATAGAATCTTCAATCCATTAGAACGTGCATTTAAACCACTTAAACAACTGGTAAAACATGGTGTAGGTGATATGTTTGATAATATCACAGACACTGTTAAATCCCAATTTGGTTCTAACCAAATGAAATATATGGCTAAACAATTAGCTGGTAGTAAGATTGGTAAGTTCGGTGCAGCAGCAGCTGCAGCTTATGCATTAGGTATTCCTGCTCCATTGATTCCAATGGTTGGTTTAACTGGTGCATTAGTTTCCTCTGGTCCTATTCAACGTGCTATTAGTAAAGTAATCAGTGTTCCTGGTAAACTTGCATCCAAAGTAATGGATAAAGTTGGTCAATACGGTGATAAGCTTCGTGTTAAAACTATCCAAAAAGGTATGGCTGATGACATGACAGCTCAAGAACGTATGAACTTCATGGCAGGTCAAGGTATTACTGATTATAAATACTCTAGTTTCGATGAAAAGATCGCTGGTGCTGACAAAGACCAATTAGAACAACAATTAGCATTACTCCAAAATGCTCGTGGTAACTCTCGTCAAATGAAACAAAAACGAGCTGCTATGACAGATAAGATGTATGAAATTGCATCTAGAAAAGGTGTAAGTGCTAGTGTTGGTAAAGCTATTAAGAAAGCTATTCAATCTGGCGATTCTTCTGACTTAGAAAATGCAGTAAAAGCTATCCAATTAAGTGATATGCCTGATGCAATGAAGAGTCAAATGATCAAAGAAATTCGTTCTAAGATCATTGAACGTCAAAAATTCGATGAACACGCTGCTAATGCAGATAAATATACATCTCAACTCTCTGAAGAGATGGGTGTAGATATGTCAGATCCTAAGAATATTAAACGTATGATGGAAATGACTAAATCTGAATTAGAAAAGCGTGACTTTAGTAAAGAAGACGAAGCAACCACTCCAGAAAATGACCCAACTACTGTTACAAATATTGCTTTAGATAATATCAATAAAGCTATGCTTATTAATAACCAATTAATAGCAGCTTTTGTCTCTGGTAAGAAACTTACTGAAGATGAAATCAAAAACATTACTAAGCAAACTAATGGTATGGGTGCAGATAAATTAGCATCTGCTAATGCAGATATTTCTAGTACAAATGCTATGGCTAAATCTGCTTATGAATCTGGTGTTGCAGCTGTAGCTGCTGGTACTGCCGCTGCTGATGTACAACGCGATTCTGATATTGCTGGATTTGTTGCAACTGCTGGTTTGAGTTTGTCTGACTTGTCCAAGAAAGATAAACAAAGAATTCGTAAATTTATTAAAGCGAACTATGGTGTCAACGACATTAAACGTATGCTTGATAAAGGTCAAATCCCATCTGGTAACAAAGAAGCATTATTTGCTGCTATTAAAGTTACTGGTGCTAATGCTAAACTTATGCAAAAGGTTGCTAAGCAAAGCGGTACTCCATTAACTACTAAAGATATTACTGGTATCGGTAATATGAAGAGTAATGTAGACTACGCTACTCAATTAGTGTCTATGGGTATGCAATTAGACAATCGTTCTGCTGTAGAAGCATATGATAATGGTAAATTCACTAGAGTTAAGAAATGTTTCAAACAATTCTTAGACTTCGGTTATGCTATTACTCAATCTGGGGTTGAACTCCTTATCGATTTACCTAACTTCCATGAAATAGTTAAAGCTGCTGAACGTGATGATAAACAATATGTGTCCTCCATGTTTGAGCAATATGGTATTACATATAAATCCGTTCCTCGTGGTGGTAGTTTCTTAAGACGTCTTAAAAATACTATCACTAAATATGCTAGTAAAGCATCTAGTGCTTTACACAACGGTATATCTAAAGCTGCTGGCTTAGCTAAAAGTGGTATTAGTAATCTTATAGATTCTGGTAAGAAGAAATTTAACCAATTCAAAGAAGCTATGTCTGATGATGGTGATGCTACTATTCAAAAACATGCTTTAGGTATTGGTAAAGTTCTTAAAGGTGGTTTGTCTGCATTATCTAAAGGTGAAGCAGTTATCTCTGCCGCTAATAATACTTTCGGTATTACAGATAAACTCAAAAGCTTAGGTTCATTAGCCGGTAAAGCTCTTAAAGCTGGTGCTAACTTCTTAGCTCCAGGTGCTACAGCTACAGTAGCTGGTGCTTACGATGCTATCAAAAATCTTTCTTCTAAATCCAAAATCGATAATGGTGGTGGAGAAATCTCTGCTAAGTTAGATGAAAAAGGTAAGAAGAAGAATATTGAAACCGTTCCAACCAAGTATGGTATTCAAACTTATAAACTTAATACAAATGGTACAATGAGTTTGGATGATACAGCAGAAAATAAAGATATTTCTAAGAAACTTCGTGAAGAAGATACTGATCGTCAAGAATCTAAAGAATATCTTCGTATTATTGCTGAAAACACTAAAGCCCTAGGCGGTATCGGTGGTTTAATGGGTGGCAACAAAGGCGGAGATGACTCCTTAGGTGGCGGTAAAGGCGGTTTATTGGGTGCTCTTGCTGGCGGTATCGGTGGTTTAATGGGTGGTAACAAAGGTGGAGATCCTACGAAACCTCCTAAACCAGGTGAAAATCCAAAACCTACTTTAACAGAAAGAGCTGGTAAATGGTTCGGTGATAAATGGGCTAAGTTTAAAGAAACTAGAGCTGGTAAATATGTAGTAGCTGGTTTAGATAAAGCTAAAGGTGCTTATAAATGGGCAGCTGAAAAAGTTGCAACTAAAGCAGCTGGTATTAGTAGTGCTGTAAGTGGCGTTGCTGATAACATCGGTGCTAAAGTCCAAGAAGGTGTAAGTGTAATTAAAGATACACTTAAGAAAATCATGGAAAAAGCATCTACATTTATTCCTGGTAAATTAGCTGATAAAGCTAATAAATTCTGTGCTACTATCGTCGAAAAGATTTCCTCTCCTGCTGTATTGAAGAAAGCTGCTGGTAAAGCTGCTAAACAAATAGCTGCTATTGCAGCAGGTCCTTTAGGTACAGTAATTGCTGTTGGTGCTATTGCTTATTCATTCTATGAAGGTTGGTCTAATGCAGCATCTTACTTCCAATTAGAAGATGGTAAAGAAGCTACAACTGGTCAAAAGATCGTAGCGGGTATTACTAATGCAATGGCTATTACTATTCCATTCTTAGGTTGGTTTATTGACGGTGGTGATATCATCGCTATCGGTAAAGTAATCTTCGGTGATAATGATCCTGCATCTGGTGTTGCCGACTCTATTCAAAATGAAATTGACTACGTTTCTAACGGTGTTAAGAATAACGTTGAATGGATTAAGAATGGTATTTCTAATAACCTTCAATACTTAGGCAATAAAGCAAGTGCCGCTGGACAATGGATAGGTGATAAAGCTAGTGCTGCTGGTAAATGGGTAAGTGATAAAGCAAATGCGGTTGGTAGTGCAATTCAAAATGAAGTAGACTATGTATCCAATGGTATTGCTAATAACTTCCAATACGTAACTGATAAAGCTACAGAACTTGGTAGTTCTTTATACCAAGGTATCAGCGATACTGCAACAGCTGTATCTGATACTGTAAAACAAACTGTAACTGATGCTCAAAAGGCTATCTCTGGTACAGTTAATGCTGGCTTAAAAATAGGTCAAGAAGCATTAACTAATGCTTGGAACTCTGCTGGTGAAATTGCTAAAGGTTTATACAAATCTGCATCCGACTTATGGCAAAAATTCGTAAGTAAATTACCTTCTCTTAAAGATATCAAGACTGGTGCTAAAACACTATTTGATAAAGGTAAAAGCTTATTCCAAACAGCTACTTCTATAGGTCAATCTGTAGCAAATGCTGCAGGTGCAGCTTGGGATACTGTTACAACTGGTGCTAGTAATTTAGTTACTAGTGCTAAGAACTTTGTCTTTGGTCAAGGTAAATATGGTAGATCTAAATATGGTCGTGGTGGTGTATTAAGTGATGGAGACTTTGCTTCTCAGTTAGATCCTGGAAATCAAATGTCTTACAATGCTTCTTACGATACAGAAAATCAAACTATGGCAGATTCTGGCTGTGGTCCAGGTGCTGCTTCTAATGCTATTGCAGCGTTAGGTGGTAGTGTACCTATTACAGCAGCTGCTACATATGCATTGAATAATGGTTATAAAGAAAAAGATGGTGGCACTAAGCCAGGCTTCTTTGGTTCTTTATTTAAACAACTCGGTGCAAATAGTTCTGATATTTCTAATAATAACCAGGCTATAGTAAGTAACCTTAAGAAAGGATATCCTGTTGTATTGATGGGTCAAGATAATGCTGTAAGTGATAGCAATCCTTACGGTCCTGGTCCTCACTATGTAACAGCTACAGGTTTCGATGATCAAGGTAATATTATTATCCAAGACTCTGAATCTGATGGTCCTAATAAGGTTTATAAAACTACTGACGTATTGAATAAATCTTCTATTGCAATTGCAGCTAAACCTAAAGTTCGTCCTCAATCCCAAATCAAAGCCGATGCTGACGTTAAGTCTAAATACGGTAGAGGTAAATGGGGTAGATACAAAGGTCTCATCAGAAGAGTTCCTATGTGGGGTATGGGTAAAGCATTCATTCCTCGTTGGGGTCGTGGTAAGTTTGGTAGAGGTGCTGGTGGTGCTGGTCCTCAACTTCTTCAAATGCTTATGCAATTAGGTTTCAATAAGATTGCTTCTTGTGGTATCTTAGGTAACATGATGCAAGAATCTAGATTGACTCCTAATATTGTCGAAGGTGGTGGCACTGCTCCAGAAATTAGCGTAAACGGTTCCACTGGTTACGGTTTATGTCAATGGACTGATGCTGGTCGTCAACAAGGTTTGGTAGACTTTGCAAAAGCCAATGGCAAGTCCACATCAGATCCTGGTGTACAATGTTCTTACATTGCTCAAGAATGCAATAACATGGGTCTTACTAATCAATTGAATAACTGTTCTAGTGCATCCGACGCTGCATTCTTATTCCATAAAGACTACGAAATCTCTGCAGATAGCCGTGATGCAATTCAACAACGTTTAGACTGGGCTGAAGAAGCTTATGCTAATGATGGTGCAATCGCTGGCTCTAACGGTAACGTTTCTTCTGGTGGTGTTGTTGGTACTTCCTCTAAAGGTGGTGCTAATAACCAAGCTACTAGCTTATTCGGTATTTTTGATCAACTTAATGATGAATTAGATAATGCATTAAATAGCTTCGGTTTAGGTAAATATGGTAGATCTAAATATGGTAGAGGTATCTTTGATACTCTTAACGCAGTTAAGACTAGATTTAGTGCAGCTATGGGTCCAATCGGTGGTGCATTTAAAGCTCTTTCCAATTCTCCTATTGGTCAAAAATTATCCAGTATCTTTGGTAGTAACCCATTCTCTGATATCATAGGTGCAGTTAAGGATAAAGTGACTGGTGGTGCTGGAGGCAACTCTGGTGCTGGCATGTCTTCCAATCCTAATATCCAACAAGCTATCAATTGGGCTCGTACTAGAGAAAATGGTCCTGGTTATGGTGATACAGGTTGTACTGCTTGGGCAAATGACTTCTTGAATCATGCTAATATCAATCCAATTAATACTTGGGTTCCTGATGCAATGAAAGAAGCTCAACAAGCTGGTCTCTGGAAATCTCCTGATCAAGGTGCAGTTGCTGGTGATATTGGCTTAGTAGATACCGATGGTAGTATGGATGAACCTGACCACGCTATCGTAATGGATGGTCAAGGCGGTATGTGGAGTAACTCCTCTTCCAGAAATATAGTATTCCATGCTGATACTGCAGGTACTTGGGGTGCCGATAAAGTATGGGGTTACATTGGTACAGGTGGTGCTGGTCAAGGTAACGTTGCTCAAGGTGCTCAAACAACATCTGCGGCAGAAACAGCTGCTATGGCTGGTAGTACTTCACAACACGGTCAAGGTAAATACGGTCGTGGTAAGTTTGGCAGATCTAAACTTGGACGTCATGGTTACTTTGGTAGATCTAAAGTACTTGACTCTATCCAAAATAATAATAATGCTGCTAATTCTTACATCGATGGTAGCTCTTCCAACTATCAAGAAATTAATGCTCCAATTGTTCCTGTTGTTCAACAAAACACAGCAGTTACTAGTAGCAGTGAACAAAAAGTAGATACTATGATTAGTCTCTTGAGCTCTATTAACAATAATATTGCTCTTATGGTTCAAGGTATTTCTGCTATTGCTCAAGCTGCTAATGGTGGAACTCCAGTTGCTCAAACAGCTGTAGTTGCTCCTGTAGCTCAAGCTGCTGGTATGTCTGATACATTCGACAGAAACAGTATGGTTCAAATCGTTTCTGATATGCTCAAAATTGCTAAAAAATAATTCTTTAGATAAGAAATCGGGTAGAGTAATATTACTCTACCCGACATCTTATTAAAAAGATTAAAGAAATGAGAGGTGATAATTAAATGGCAAAATACTTTATGTTAAAAGAACCATCTAATCTCATGGATGATTGTGCTTTAAATGCCAATGTAATTACCAAAGTTACAGAAACGGATAGATTTAGACTTATAGAAGAAGTAGGTACATGGTATTATGTAAAGACTAATACTGGTGTAGTGGGCTGGATTAATACCTATCTAAATAATAGATTAAATATAATCGAAGATTACAAACTTGGTTCTCTTGGAATCAAGATAGGTGATTATTTCACTTTGAAATCTGATGATAAATTTATCAATGATTTAAATGGTAATCAAGTTCAAACTCATAACGGAACTGTACCAGTTAATTATGTGATTAGTAATATCACTAGAGATCCTGATTGTGTTTATACTGTATATGACGGTAAAGAATATAAATTCAGCATCGATGATATTGAATCTGATAATTTAGTTAAAGAAAGTGATTTTGGATTTAGTCTTCAAACTTTCGATGGTAAAACTGATGAAGCTGATGCTAATAAAAAAGCCGGTGAAACAGATGCTAATAAGAAAGAGAAAGAAGCTCAACAAGCTGAAGTAGAAAAGAATAAAGAAACTAAAACTATTCTTGATTCTGCTTTGAATGCTGTACGCTATGCATTCCAAGATCATAATCAGAAATTGGCTAAAGAATTAAATACAATGAATATCAAAAACTTACAAGGTGTATTCGGTATGCCTTATCAGTTTACTGATATTGCTGATATGAGATTAGACCAAAATCCCGATACTCCAGATCAAGGTCCAAACCCATTCATTACATTTGGTCAAACTTATGCTGAAAAGATTGTAGCACGTATGCCGTTACTAACTATAATTCCAGGCAATGCTAAATTTATGGCTAAGTTTACTGATGAGCAAAAGAAAAGTGTTATTAGTGAAGTATTGAAAGGTACTGGTGCGGATGAGAATGAAAATACTTTGAAATCTGTACTTAAAGAATCTGGTCAATATTATAACTTCTACGCCGACTGGGTTGGTTATTATCGTTACGTAAATACTTTATGTCATATCGCTGCTGTATTAATGAAAGTAGACGATATTGAAATTCCTACATCTGCTAAAGGTGGTGGAACAGCTAAACTTAGAGCTTATGACTGGCAAAAAGTTGGCGACAACCCAATTACTGGTACATTATCTTATAGAAATGCTATGTGTTTCTATCTTAATGCCGATAATCAAGTATCCGAATCTTTCAGTAATGAAACTACCAAAACACAATTAGCTGATAAGATTAATGGTATCTCTGATAAGATGCGTGAAATGCAATTCTTAATGGGTGCTACAACTGGTCTTGGTGGTAGCTTACTTGGTAAGAATGATATGACCATGGCTGGGCAAAAAGATAAAGCATCTGATGGTATTCTTGGTAAGTTCTTTGGTAATAGCAATGGTAGTAGCGGTTCCGATGGTATACTTGGTTCTTTATTGAGCGGTATGGGTGCAATCATTGAAGGTTCTAAAATGAGATTCCCAGAAATCTGGGCAGATTCACAATTCTCTAAAGATTATAATATCTCTATGAGATTCATGACACCGGATTGTGATAACTTAAGTGTATACTTAAACGTTATCGTACCATTAATCCATGTAATTTGCTTAGCAGCTCCTAGAGCAACTGGTGCAAATACATATGGTGCTCCATTTATGGTACGTTGTTTCTACCGTGGGTTCTTTAATATTGACTTAGGTATGATTACTTCATTATCTATCAATAAAGGTGGTGAAGGTAAATGGTCATTCTCCAATATCCCAACTGAAGTTGAAGTAAATATGACTGTCAAAGACTTATATAGTGTAATGGCTATGTCTATGAATGACTCTTCCCATGCTAACTTAGACGTAACTGTATTATCTAATAATACTCTTATGGATTACTTGTCTAATATGTGTGGTGTCAACTTCTCTGAAATTGATATCGGACGTACATTGACTTTATACAAAGTTCTTATTACAAATAAAGCTAACATGTTCTTGCCTAACATCGCTGGTGAATTAAACCAATGGGTATATAATAAACTTGTCCAATATGGTGGTTTCCACGATTATCGATAATTGTCAATATTGATTTTAAGACTGACAAAATTATAATTAGATGAAATATTATAAAATAATTATTATTTTATTAAATAGGACTTAAAATCATGCGTAGAAAAACAAGACAACAAAAGGCTAATGAATATTCAGCCAAATTTGACCATATTCCAAAAGATTATAACGAACGATTGGAATGGTTATATGATCATTTACATTTGACTCGTTCTAAATGTGATGCGATCATAGCTAACTATAATACTATGAGAGAAACTCTCGAATATAGTACAATATTTATAGTTTTATATGAGGTTCCTGAAGGATCACCTCGTCCACGCTTCAGATTAGTGAATAGACAGAACTTAGCTAACATGGCTATGGCTAATAGTAACTTCGTTCATGTTTATTCACCTTCTGGTGCTGAAGATAATAGATTTATGAGACGTTTAACCACAACTGAAGAGTTTGATTGGTTAAATCATGTAATCTATACTCCATGTATAGTCAAATATTCTACTTTCTTTAAAACTCCATCTTATTTCAATGCAGTTGATACATATCTTGCTGAATTAGGTGTACATACACCACTTAGCAAACCAGACTGGGATAATATCGGAAAGAAATATTCAGATATGTCCAACTCTAACCTATGGTTAGATGATAGATTGGTTGTATCTGGTACTGTAGAGAAATGGTACTCTGTTTTACCTAGAGTAGAGATTAGAATAGACTTCTTAAATATGCTTACAACTCATAAGCAATATAATTCTATAGCAAGTAGTTATGATGGTGACATTAGATTTTTTGGTGATGGGAGAAATAATATCAATGCATAGTAAAAATGATTATTATTATATCGATAATGAACGAATTGTAGATATTTCACAAGTTCGTAGTATACTTATAGACACAAACTTCTTTTGTGATGAATTATTACAAAAGGTATGTAATAACTTAAAGGAAACGGAAGGTTTAGGAAGCTATATCTCTAGTTTCAGTATCTTAACTAACTATGATGACATGTCTATTAAACTAGTTTTACGTAAAACCTTCTTTAAACGTTTTGAAGGTAAAGTAAACGGTGAAGATCAAATAGAACTTTACAATTATATCACTCCTGCTGTCATTAAAGCATTCGATGAATCTCTCGCAGCAAGATCTGATCTATCCAATCTAAATAATATTACTAGAAGTCGTAATATTAACCAATTATACAACATCTATGTGGTTGGAGAAAATACAATTATTATTTCTTTCTAAAGTGCAAAAGAAATCCCTCTATCCAATATTGGATAGAGGGGTATTTTCTGCAAATTATTTACTTGGAGCAAAGGAAGCTACAATAGAATCAACGAATGGACGGTTCATGTCAACTAAACCATACATATTCATTGCTTCCATAACAGCATAAATAGCCATAGCATCTTCCATTACACTTTCGATACAAAGTTCACCTTCAGCTGTTTTCAAATGAGGAATATCATTTTTAATAGCAGATTCAGAGATGTTTTCTACTAAGGATTCCATTACACCTTTAGTACGACCTTTGATTCGAGTTAAATGTAATTTAGCTACAGATTCTACTTTAGCTGCATCTTCTTCAGTAGCAGCTTTATCTAATTCAGTTTTAGCTTTGTTGTAGATATCTTTAACTTGATCATTCTTTTCGTTACGATCTTCAATGAAGTTCTTTGTAGCATCAGTAACACGTTGAACGATTTGTTTATTTACACCATCTGGAGTAAGCTTTTCCATTTTATCGGTGAATTCTTCTAATTTGTCATCAGTAATATCTTTTGCTTCATGAGCAGTAAAACCACAAGATTTAAGAGTTGTGATTTTAGAGTTCAAATCTTTACCAAAAGTATTGATAGCATATTTAGTCATAGCAGAAACGGAAGTTTCATCACTACAGAATGCACCAGAATTTAATTTAAGTAATTGGTCATTATTAGCACCTTTTACAGCACCGCAATAATCTACCAATTGATCAATGGTTGCTTTACCAGTATTTTGAGCATCAGCTCCCAAAGCTAAGTCATCAGAGATCTTAGCAAAGTTATTGTAAAGATATTGTTTTACAAAAGGAAGACGGTAGTCATTACCATCTTTAGGTTGTGCCATAGCAGTCTTAGCACCATCGAGATTACGATTAGAATATTTCTTCAATAGACTAATAGTAGCCTCAATTTCTTGGGTATTAATTGTTCCCATCAGATTGGTTCTCCTCTCCTTCATAGTTTTCTAATACATCTACAAAGTGTTCTAATGTACCACATAAGATATTACCATACCAGCTAAGGAATGATAATATTTTTTGGAAGTATTTATAAGACTCAGTACGATAAGTATTAGTATAGACCACAATAGCATTGTAGTATTCTGTGTTAGCATCAGAGCTAATATCGATGGATTCAATACTGTTTAATTTATTACGCATTAATTCGTTGATATCATCACATGCAGTAAGATAATCACCAGCAATACGACGGAAAGAACCATAATAAATAATTTTATTCTTAGGATTAATAAATTTAGCAGGAGCAATAACTTTTTCTTCTAGTTCTTTGAATTTGAATTTTTCTTCACAAGCTGTTTTAACAGCTTTACGAATTTCTTGTAAACTAGCATCAGGATTATTATTCTTGAAATTGATATAATCTTCATAAAACTCTACAGAAGAGAAATTGACATCTCTATCGATATAGAAATTCAATCTTCTCATATAAGTTTCATCGAATAAAATATCAGGAATTTTTCTCGTTACTTTACCAACGATTGGCATTTCTTTGATGCGGTCGATATCAATACGCATTACAGCGAATTTTTCCATTAATTTTTTAATACGACCATTACGAAGTTTATTGATAAACTTCATAGCATTAAGAAGAAGTTTCTTATAATACTTAATCGCTTCAGTATATACACGATAAATAGCAGCTCTGATTTTGTCCATATCGAAAGCTTCGGTGTATAAGTTCCTGGAGGAAAGATTACTCATTTCCTCACAGGACTCGATAATGGAATCTAAAATGTAAGTATCCATTATATCACCTCAATTAGAATTTAATAGAGGAGATTACTTTTTGTGCTTTTTGAGTAGCTTTGTTGATAAGAGTTACTACAGCAGCATATGCTTTATGGAACATTTTGGAAGCGAATGGTTTTACGGAACCCAACATACCTTTAGCTTTTTCCAAAGCAGCACCACCAAGGCTAGTACATTTGTCAATACCTTTACGAATAGCACCTAAAAGTTTGTCGATGATTCTTTCATCACCAGCTTCAGAGTAGATAGATACTTCTGCATCTTCATTTTTGGAAGAGATTTTAGAAGAGATGAACTCTTTCAAGCTTGCACATTTAGTGCTGATGTATGTAGCTAAGTCTTTAGCGTTTTTAACAGCACCTTTAGCAATACCATTCAAAGCTTTCAATGCTTCATCTACAGCAGATTTTAATTTAGCTGTAGTAGTAGAGATAATGCTTTCGTTACCAGAAGCTTCCATGAATGCTTCGAAGTCAATAGCATCTTCATTTTTAGAAGTTACTTTTGCTTTAGCAGCCTTAGCAGCTTTTTCTGCTTTAGCATAGCAAGCAGAACCATAAGCACGAAGACGAGTAAGTGCATTGCTAACGATATCAGAAAGTTTGTTTTTGATTTCTTCGAATGTAGCTTCGTTAGCAATTACAGCAGCGGATTCACCGAAGTATTCATCTTGGTATTTAGTAGCAAGGAAATCCATAGCAAGCATGTTTTCCATATCAGCATTAAAAGATTCAATTACAGTAGCCATATCAGGAGCTTCTGTACGGATTGTTTTAGTAATAAACATTAGTGTCCTCCTAAATCATATTGTTTGTAATTCTATCATCAGCAGTATTATTAGCTAATTTGTAAGTAATATCTACAGTACCATCATCTTTAGTATTGATATTAATGAATTCTGGAACGTCTGTAGAATCCACATACGGATTTTCTGCTGGGTTTTGATAGATGCTTTGATACATATACCCATACTTATTCAAACCAACAAATTTGAAGTAAACAATTTGTTTATTGAAAGCATTCTTAACAGCTGTTGTAAGGTTAGGCATATGCAAGTCAGTGATGTAATTGATATTTTCGATATACTTCTTAATGAAATCTGTGATCTCTGGAGTAATATCTGCACTATCAGCATTACGATACTTAATTTCAAATGTGAGACTGATATTAGTTCTATCCAAATACAATTCTTGATTAACGTTGTAAAGATTCGACGGACCATATGTGTTGAAGAATTTGAAATCAACACCAAACGAATCTTCCAAGATAATCAAAGCAGTTTGTATGTAGTTACGACGAATATCTAACATTTGACAAAGCTCTCTGACTTTTTCAGGATCTTGTAAGTAAGAGTGTTTTACTAATGGAACTCTTTTTAATTTAAATTTATAACCACCATTATTTTTATCAGCAGCTAATGAGATATAAGATTCCATTATATTTGTGTAGTTATAATACACATCCAAACCAGTAACCATTTCGTAGGTATTACATAAAGACCAACCTTCAAGTCCTGGAACGATACTACCAATTTCTTCACCTAAGCCATATTCAGTATCGAATTTAGCAACGACAAAGAATTTAACTTTAGAGTTAGCTGGCAATAAACCTTCATTCTCTAATTCAGTATTAGGTACATACATACCCTTATTGATAGATAAACGTTGGTTTCTATCAATAACGTCAGTAGTATTGAACTCTAATTCAAAATGGTAGGAATATTCATCTTCATCATAATCGCCTTTACTCAAAGGATTAGCTTTGAAGTAGCGATATGGTGTATAAGTTACAGTACTATCTTTAAGTACGTTTTTAGAATATACCACACCATAGACTTGAATATCTTGTCTAGTGATTTCACCTTGTTCATCAGAACCAATGATATTGAAATCGGATGCGATGTTCTGCATTAAGTTCAAATAGATACGATATTTATTTCGTTCTTCTAAATTACTACTTAATGCATCACGTTTAACATTGACAGCCATATCTGGAATGAATTGAAGTTGTGAATTATTATTAATTTCAGAGAAGCTTAAGTTCTTAGAGTAATTAAGAATATTCATGTAGTAATTAACTAGGAATGGATCCTTATTAACTACAATCAAGAATGGGTTAGTATAAACGAACTCATTCTTAGCATTCAAATCAGCTATAGCACTATCTCCGATGTTATAGGAATAACCTTTAGTAGAAATACCATTGTTTACAAAGATAGAACCTTGAGGAAGGATATAGTTTGTAGCATTGGTATTTTGGAATATTCCTTTATCAAAAGATACGTCCAAAGTATTTGTTGGTACAATATTATTATCATTATTTTTCAATAATAGATAAGCAAAGAAGATACGGTCAATTTGATTGTGTAACTTCTCTAAGAATACCATTTTATATTTATCAGAAACTTGGTTAAAATAGTTTCTAATATCTTTAGAAGTAGTGATAGTACTTCTAGCAAGCATTTCTTTAGGGATAATTTTACGAATCTCTTTGATTGTTTTCTTATCTACTGCACCTTTGGAATCAGAGTAAGGAATAATCAAAGCATAGATATTATTGTAAGGATATCTTTCAGATGCTAATACATGAGTAGTTTGTGCTTTATATGCAAAGTTACACAAAGAACCAGATGTAGTAAAGATATGAATAGTAATATCACTATTCATACGTGGTTGATAAGAGTCGCGGTTAAATGTAATACGAATAGTAGAATCGTCTACGTATTGGTAGTTACAGTATTCTTCATTAGGTACTTGAGAATACAATCCATCGTATAAACATTTAAGCTTATGAGTCTTACCGCCTTCATTTACTTCAATATAGAAATCAACTAATTGATTATTGAAAGTAAATGAAATAGTTTTAGTTTCAAGAGGATTAGTTACAATAATCTTCTTATAGAATCTATCATGAACTACTTGTCTAACTTTAGTTTGGATAGCAATCATTTGATCATCGTTTACTTTAACCACACCTACTGTTGGTAAGTATGGGTTAACGATGTCAGAATAAGAACTATTACCATCGATATCATATACCGCAGTATAAATCCATTTACCACTAGGGGTTTTAGATCTACGAATAACGATATCATAATCCAATCTATAGACGTAAGAAGTACCACGACTATCTCCAGTAGAATTAATATTAAATTCATACTCTTTATCGAGTACAAATCTATCATTAGTCATATTAGCTATTAACGCACTTTCTGGTAAGAAGAGAGTTACGTTAATAGATGCTGGAGTTGCTCTAATATTATCGATACCAAGACTTAATGCATGACAGAGAACGTTACGTTCTAATTGAGCTCTAGTTGGATTAGATTCATTAGAATATTCTGCAGCCATTACTGATACATTCTCTAGGATATTAGAATGGATTTCATTTAGATAACCATATAAACCTAGAGCTAAAGTATCATCTGGGATATCGATATATTTAGCTTTGATAGAATCGACGAAGGCAGCTAATTCATAAATACTAGGAGTTATCGTATGATCACTTGTTTCTTCTATCAGATTATTAATGGCATCGGTACCATTATCGATAGCTTCATTAGCCATTTAAAGTTTACCTCCTATCGTTTTTGATAATCATAAGATTTATTTGGGACTTGATACCACTTCAATTTATATTGAACGATATCAGAATTAGTTGGTTTGTATTGTGTAACGTATGGGCAGAATGCAGCTTCACCTGTTACATTTTGAATTGTTTCATCATAGATAGGTAATTCATCTGGCTGTTTACCATACATACGAACGTTACATAACCAATTGAAATGATCTAGAATCTTAGGATTCATATCATCTTGGAAACTACCATGCCATGTGGTAGAGAAATGAAGTTGTCCATCAGCAGGCATGTCAGAGAAAGTTTCTCTTGGTACAGACTTAGGATAACAACCCAAGATATAAGACCAATGAATAATAGTTTCACCATCTTCACCAACGATAAATTTAAACAATGTCATTTGGTCTGATATGATTTTATGAATTGAATATTCTTGATGAGCTGGAGATACTCTACCTTCGGCTTTACGTTTTTGATAATGATCATAAGCTTTAAACCATAGGTAGCAATTTAAGTATCTATCATCTCTAAAGTCTAGAGAGAAGTCAGTATATTCATCAGATCTATATGAACTTTGACGGTAAGCAATTTTTGTACCATACATATTCACCGCAGATTCTATATCATCAGCTGTAACACTGTTTAGTTCCAAGTTTGATTGTTTATAGTTGGATAGGATAGGAATAAATGGATTTCTATTATCAAATCCAGGAGCTGTATATTGTAAGTTTGCTAATACAGAATAAGCATAACCACGAGAAACCATCATTCTAAAGAATGGATCATTAGCAATTTCTGGATTTAAAATACTTCCATCTTTATTTGCAGCATCTGCAGTAGTACGGAAGATGTGCAAATCTGGTTTAGTGAAGAATACATATTCTCTAGTAGTCCCAAGCATTTTGTATGGGTCCATTCTAGGGAATAGATAGAATGTATTGAAATCATCGAAATCGTTCCGTTGGTATATACCATTGGCACGAATAAATCTAGCTAGATCACTAGCAGAGTTATCGATATCTAAATTTGTTCTTTGGAGCAGATCGGCATAGATAGCAGATCCATTTGTCTGTTTGGTTACTAGATTTTGTATCTCCATAGAGTTTACATTCTTAGAACCACCAGGCAATGAAGCATTGTCTAATGCGTTAAATTCCTGCTCATTATATTCATCGATGTTAGCCATTTTTCCTCCTTTCTAAAGTTATTTTAATGTTTTCCCAATGTATTCCTACCAGCCAAAATGGCAGCCTTGTATTATAGTAATACTATTTACATTAAATTAAATGTGCCCATATATGGTCACTTTGAATCTTTAAAAAGGAGGTAACCTACTTAATGAATAAAAGAGATATTAATGGTATCCATGAAACCGTAATTAGCGATCTTGGTAAATTATTCGAGAAATTCGATGGTATCGATATCATTAAAAAAACTTTTGGGTCTAATAAAGGCAATATCAATTCTGCTAGTTCGATTGCAAAAGCAGCATCTAACTTAGTTTTGACTTTCCCAGTATTAGTAGATGAATCTGTATCTTTGAATACAGCTCAAATTCTTACTCGTGCTATCGAAGGTAAAGCTTTGGTTATGCTTCAACTTTTATTCTCGGCTATTTCCGTACAGTCTTTAAAAGATGATGAAACAGCATTTGATGTTATTGGTAAAATTCATAAGAATTTAAACTCTGATGATATTGAAGACTATATTCAACGTATGGAAACAATGGCTACAAATGAATCCTATGAAGCATTGGATCATTTGATGAAAACCATCCGAGAAGAAAACATTGTTATCGATAGTTACATCTTCAATGAAAGCTATCCAACTCCAATCGATGAAGATGCGAATACTAAATCAATGAATGATGTTAAAAATCGCACTACTGGTGGGTTTATTGCTGATATAAAAGATACTGATATCAAGAAAGTAAATAATATGATGCCTTCCGTATTGGTAGTTAAATTACACAATAAAAATAGCCAAATTACAACTAACGTTGCTGTTGGTGTAAAGGCTAAAATCCAATACGTTCCTCAAGATGAAGTGATTTATCGTATTTCTTCTAAGAATAAAGATAAAAATATGTTATTCAACTTTATTCGTAGTACAACTAGAGAAATCTCTTTCTTGAAAGACTTCTTATTTGCTTTAGATAAAGCCAAACTCGATGCTATCAAAATCCAAAAATCTTCCAACAGTGTTTGGAAGATCTTAGAACGCCGTGCTGTTCGTAACAGAGTTAGAATGTTTAATAACGACGGTGGTTACGGTGGTATTGTATCTTTAGTTATTTCTGCTGATACATTGGCTACTCTTAATAAAGAATATGACTTCAAGGCTTCTATCTCTGAAGTTGAAAATCTTATCTCTCAATATAATCTCCTCTCATTCTTCGTTGCTGATGATGTAAATGAACGTGCTACATATTTATTTGACGATGCTAGCCGTCAATTTACAACTGTATCTTATACTGCTCTTGAAAAGACTGACAGTAAAGATTATAAAAAGATTATTAATCTTCTTGTAGGACAACGATAAGAAAGGATATTAAACATGCGTAGAGAAATTCAAGAAGCATATGATCAATTGCTTCCTAAAGATCCTAATACAATCATGACTATTACTTCTTTTACTGAAGAAGAACATCCTAAAGCTATGGCTGTATTGGCTAACAAATTGTATGGTATGTTGGTTGATAAACTTGAAGATATTGACTTCAAAGAAATTGAAGATTCTGAAGGTGATATCACTAAATTCAAATACTATACAAAGACTCGTGAATCTATTGCTGTTCTTAAAGAACTTGCAATTCAATCTGGGTCTGGTGAAGAAGATGTAAAAGATATCGAAAAAGCTCTTACTTATCTCGAATCTAACAAGACTGTATTTATGAAAGCTTTCAGATTGGATATCCATATCTTGAAATATCTTTATAATACAATCGTAATGGCAATTATTGCCGACATCGCTTACTTCACAACAGTATGCGTAGAATTCGTTAAGAATCCTGATCATACTGTATCTATGGAAATTAGTAATGTTAAGAAATACAAAACTAAATTCTATATGGTCCACGAATCTATTAAAAACTTTAATGGTATGGTGGAAAAGAAACAACTTGAAAAAGTTGCTAATGGTCTAATGAAAGTTAAATCCGAAAACTTTGCTGCTGAAATTACAATTGCTACTTATGTTGGCGTTGGTTTAGCAGCTGCTGTAGGTGCATTTATTATAGTAACTAAAGTTATTATTCCTACTATTCGTGAATTAGCTTACTTATTCTTCTCTGTAAGAGTAAGTGTTTCTAATTACTGTGCAGTACAACAAAAATTGTTAGAAGCAAATGCATTACGCATTAAATCTAATGGCGGTGCTAAAGATGTAGCTGAACGTCAATTGAAAATCGCTGCATTCTTTGAAAAACTTTCCAACTTCTTTGCAATCAAAGTAGTTCCTGCTGAAAAGAAAATTGATAGTACTCTTAAAGGAGTTAAACCTCGTCTTACTAAAGATGAAGTTAATGGCTCTGATGATGATACTTTGACTTTATTCTAAAATAAACAAATACTATTTGTTTGGAGGATATCTCATCCCTATCCTCCTTACTATACTTATTAAGGAGGATATACATGTTCTATACTAAAACTGAACAAGTATCTGATAAAGCTCTTGGTATTTACGTTTCTTGTGAATCCGTAGAAGAAGCTTTGATTAACTCTATTACTGAATCTTATGAAGATCTAGCTAATTTCAACGAAGCTCTTGCTTCCTTCGATATTAAAGAACAAGAATTGATTTGTTCTGAATCTACTGAACTTGATGCTTTCCGTGAAGAAGCTGCCAATAAAGGCACTGGCTTCTTGGATACTCTTATTAAGAAAATCCAAACTCGTTTACATCAATTCGTTGCTTTCGTAATTAAAAAATACACTGAACAAGCTTTCAAAATTGCTAAAAAAGTAAATGGTGATTTAGAAAAGAATGACCTTAATGAAGCAAAACTTAAAAATGCTTTAGAAGGTAAAGGTGTTAAGATCAAAACTTACGAAAACACTACAACTAGCACTGGTATCCAAGCATTGACTAAATGTCTTGCTGATATCATTGATTCTTTATCTACAGTAGATGATATTTCTACTAAAGAAATTGATGAAAAATTCAAAGCAATTCTTGGTAAAGAAGTCGAAGTAGATGTAACATCTCAATTGATTGATATCAAAGCTGGTGCTACTGAATTTAAAGAACTTTGTGAAGATGCAGAAAATCGTCTTGCTTTGTTGCTTGGTTCTTATAAGACAGATAATGCCGAAGAAGCTAAAGAAAATGCTAAGAAAGCAAACTTCGTAGCTCTTAAAGGTCGTGTAGCTATTACTACAGCTATGCGTTATGCTGGTAAACAAGCTACTCGTATTGCTATCGCATACGGTACTGCTATTCACACTGCTAAAAAAGCAATCGCTAAGGCTACTAAATCTGAAGACGAAGAATAATATATTACCACTAGCTAATATTAGCTAGTGGTATTCTTAATATAGATTAGAAAAACAATTTATTAAGTATAACTAATTCATCCCTAGTGTATACTGAATTAATAATATTTTATTTAGAGAGGTATAGACTATGTTTATTACTAAAACTATGAATGAGTCTGCCGATATTGAGCTTGAACAATTTGATCTTGTAGATTCTATTTGTGAATCTTATGAAGACTTGTTGAACTTCAATGAAGCACTCGCTCATTTTGATATTAAAGAACAGGAATTGATCCATACCGAATCTGCTGATCTTGACGCATTCCGTGAAGAAGCTATGGAAAAAGCAAAACAATTCCTTTCCAATTTGGTTGCTAAAATCAAAGCTAAATGGTATCAATTCATTGCTTATCTTACAAAGAAAATAATTACTTCCTTAGAATTGCGTTATAAAGCTCTTGCTAAAATTACTGATTTAAATAAACGCATTGCCACATTCTCTTCCAAATACACTGGTCAACAAGTTACTCCTTTTGCATCTGCTATAGGTAAAATTCCAGAGTACAACGGCAAACCAGTAGAAATTAATCAGTTTATTAAAGTTCTTTTCAACGAAATCCTTCCTAAAGAATTGGATGTAATTACAGACATTGCATTTAATAAAACTTCAGAAGATAGAAAGAAATATGACTTCTCTGAACGTTACGAATCAATTTATAAAGTAAAACGATACACTGGTCATAAAGGACATGTTAGCATGTTTGATGCTATCGAAAACTTCATTATCAAAATAGATATGAAAAATACCATGTCTAATATCAAAAATACTATCCATAAAGGTAATGGGTATATTGATGATGCTATGAAGAAATTAGATAACTTCAAGGCTGAAACAAAAGAAATTGCTAGTGCAGCTAACTGGGTAATGGTACAATCCCGTAAGAATTATTTATTCGCAGTAGTTCAAGTACAACGCTATTTCTATTCTATCGTTAATGCTATTCATAATATTGCTTTAAGTATTGAAGCATATTAATAATTCCATTACAAAACAATTCATTAATGTATTATAGTTACTTCATCCCTAACTATATTTACTATACTATTCATGACAATAATAAAGGAGTAAACTATGTTTATTACTAAAACAATGAATGAGTCTGCAGGTCTTGACGTACCTAATATGTCTTTAGATCAATACATGGTTGAATCTGCTTGTGAAGCATATGAAGATCTTATCAACCTTAATGAAGCATTGGCTCATTTCGATATTAAAGAACAAGAATTAATCTGTACTGAATCCGTTGAATTGGATACTTTCCGTGAAGAAGCTATGGAAAAAGCTAAAACTTTCTTGAAAGATTTGGTAGCGAAAGTTAAAGCTAAATGGAACCAATTCATTAACTTCGTACTTAAAAAAGTAGCTGAATCCAACAAAAAGAATATGGATAAAATCAATGAAGTTATGAGAGGTGTTAATGCATCTTCTTTTGCTAAAGCAGTTGATGAAAAAGGTCTTAAAATCAAATACTTTGCAAAATGTTTAAAATTCTCTGACTGTGTTGATCATATTGCTGATTATATGACTCAAGCTTTCAAAGCTATTGATTCTGAAAAAGATTTGGCTAACTTCAAACCAGCAGACTTCTTTAAAGAAGTAGTTGGTGAAGCTAAAGAAGCTCGTACTGTTTCCGGTAAAGATCTTCTTGAAACTTTCAAATCTGTATCTAATGGCAGTGCTATGGTTAAGAAAGCTGAAAAATCTTTAGAAATCGCTATTGAAAATGCTGGTAAAGCTGGTAGTGGTGACGAAAAAGAAGCTGCTCGTCGTGTTACTTTAGTAAACCTTAAAGGTCAACAAGTAGTTAAAGTTGCCCTTAGTGCATACAATGCTATTTCTAGCAAATGCGGTTGGGCTATTCTTGGAGTTGCTAATTCCTGGCGTAAAGAATTAAATAAAAACAAAACTGACGAAAAATAATTTCTGAACAAATTTCCCACTACCCAATATTGGGTAGTGGGGATTTTTATCTTAATTTTCTTCTTTTATGTATACTTTTATCATCTTATGAACAGAAGCTACAAGGGATACAAAGTATTTGCGGCACATAGATAAATAAATATTATATACTTTTACAGAGTTTACATAAACCCAGTTAAAATATCTATGATAATCACCTAAACCTTCTGCAGAAGATTTTTCTATCATTGTTTTCGCACTATTTAATAATTTATTAAATATACCGTCTGCTTTGCTAGAGTCTTTAAGAGTTTTAGCAGCATCATTAAACCCTTTAATAGAATCTACAGGGAATGATACTATTTTAGCATCAGCTTTATTAGTGAACTCACCGATATCTTGTTTTATTTTATCTTTAAATTCTCTAACTATATCCCGTTCCATATTTTTCTTCATTGCATCACGAGCAATCGATGGACTATCAATTTCGTCGGTTAGGAAAGATATTAATAACTCTTTCATTTTGCTAACAAAATCTTTTAACGATACTACTGTATTACCTTTTACTACATAAGTACTTAAGTATCTATTAATAGCATTATTACTACCAACTTTAGCATTATCACCAGCTTTAAATACTTTTTGGAAATCCCCTAATACGCTTTTATTTTGTTTAACAAATGAATTGATATTTTTGTCACAGAATTTAATAATTTGTGTATTTACATATGCTAAGAATTTTGTCCATTTTACTTTTAATTTAGAAATAAAATCATTAATCATATTCTTAGCTTTTTCCATAGCATCTTCACGGAAAGCATCTAATTCAGCAGATTCGATAAGAATCAATTCTTGTTCTTTAATATCGAAACGAGCCAATGCTTCATTGAAGTTCAACAAATCTTCATAAGATTCACAGATAGAATCTACAAGATCAAATTGTTGAATATCAATATCGGCAGATTCGTTCATTGTTTTAGTAATAAACATATCTTACTCCTTTATCGGAAATTATTTTATTTTAATAGATAACTAGGGATGAATTAGCTATACTTAATAAATTGTTTTTTTTTTATAAATCTTCATATCTTAGGTTTTATGAGCTTTTATCCCCATAACACTTATATAAATTTCATTTACTTTTGTTTTAAAGGAGGGTTCTATAAGTGAAACCTATTTTTACACAAGAACAAGCCTGCAATATTCTTAATGGTAATTATACTCGTTTAAATACAGATAAAGAATGTACAATTTCCAAAGCAATGTTTGCTGAAGCTGTAGAAAATATGGAAATCCCTGCTGATGTATCTAATGGTAACGATTTAGTTGCTGATGTTTTAAACAAAGTAGCTAGAACTGAAGAAGCTATCTCCAAGAATATTTTATATTCTGGTTTGAAAGCAAATTCCACTAATACAACTTGGGCTCCATTTAATGGTTATAGCTATACTAACTTGAACGATAATAAAACTCCAAATTTAGATAGCCTTAACGATGTTTTAGAAAAACTAGATTCTAGTATTTTCTCTGGTGTATCTGGTACTAGTACTACATACACTGTATCTAGCGACGAAGCAGTTAAAACTTTACATAAGACTTTCATTGAAACTCTTAAAACTATTGGTGATCAAGAAGAACTTATTTATGATAATATCTTCTCCAAAACTAATAAGAATGATGAAGATCAAGAGTCTTTAGGTATTAAAGCTTATACTTACTTCCGTGGTGGTAGTGCTATTGTTCGTGCTACTATCGATCCAGAAAAGAATGGTAAACTATATCAAGATATTAAAGGCGATGTACCTAATATCGTAAATGCTTATAGTACACCATTCCGTAAAGCTGTAGCAGCTTTCCAATCTATTACAAATAAACTTAATAGAGAACCAGTAGCTCCTACACAACAACAAGCAGACCAACTTAAATATGCTGCAGAAAAACTTTCTAAAGCTATTGCTTGTTATGTATCTTGCTACTTATCTAAAGCTAACGTAGTATATGCTGCTAAAGCAGATGCTATTGCTGAATTCTTAAATGCTAAAGATGCTTATGCTCTAGCAGATCAAAATATTACAGAAAAACCAGAACCAATGGACAAAGATTATATCTTCGAATCCTTTGACTTTGATGATGAATTTGGTATTGGTATGATGGATGACGAAGAAGAACCTATCTATGCTTTAGAATCTTCTGCTATTGAATGTGAGTATGAATACTTAACTAAAGAATTATTACTTCAAGAAGCAGTAGATAAATTCTATGCTACATACTTCGATGATGCTAAATTAGTATACAAAGAAGATATGCAACAAATGGCACAACAAGCTGCTAATAAATTCAAACAAGCATACAATGATAAAGGTAACTTGGCTACTCGTTTCCGTAAAATCTGGGCTCAATTTGAACAATTCTTGCAAAATATCTTTTCCAAGTTCAAAACTTCTATGGAAACTCGCATTAAAGATATGCAAACATACATTGCTCAAAATGAACAAACTATTCGTACCAATGGTCAAAACTCTAATGCTATTGCAACATTCGGTGATTATAAACAAGGTTTGAAAAACATCCAAAATGTTACTTTACCCGATATTAATCAATTGGTTGCTAATGCAGAAAAAGGTACCATTGCTTCCGTAGAAGATATCCAAACTCAAGTTAAAGGTTTCAGTCACCCATTCACTCCAGGTGGTGATAATAACTTCACTGAGTTCTGTAAAATCCAATTCTATGGTACAACTAATGGTAAAGTTGATCATCCAGTTAAAAACATTGTTGGTGATGCTATTGAATTCTGTAAAGACTTCAAAGGTTATAGTGATTTGATTGATAAACAAACTAAAGATGTATCTGCAGTTGAAAAACTTATCAGTGATAAACTTGATAAATTAACTCAAGTCGACAAACAACAAGATTCCCAACAAGGCAACCAACAGCAACAACAATTACCTCCTGGTCAACCACAACAAGGTCAAAGTGCTCAACCTCAACAACAAGCACAACAACCTGCTCAACAACAAAGCCAACCACAACAAACATCTCAACACAACTCTGTTACTTATGATGATATCAAGAATTACATTCAATCTTATCTAGAAGCAGACCAAAAAGATGACGGTCCTGGTATGAGTATTAAAACTCCAGATGGTAAAGCTGTAACTTCTGGTGAAGGTAATGCAACTTCTGATCCAGAAAAGAAAGCTGCTAATGCTATTAGTACATTGGCTATCAATTACCAAAACGTAATGCGTTCTGTACATACAGCTAAAATTACTGCATATGAACGTATTTATTCTGATTACTCTAAACTATTAAAGAGCTTGGGTAATGGTGTTGAACAACCTCAAGGTCAAAATGGTACACAACCAGTTCAAAACCAACAACCTCAACAACAACCTGCTCAATAAAAAAAAACGGAATAATAGGAGGTACCGAATATTCGGTACCTCCATATTCTTCGCAATTTATTCGTCTCTTGTGATCTTGATAATAGGTTTATCAGGAGCATTAGTTGTAGGAGTATTTTCTTTTTTATCTTTAGGAGCTATACTTTCTATTTCATGGTCTACATATCCATTCAAATCAAATCCAGCTCGTCTACTGATATTATTTGCTTTATCAATAATACCAGATACTCTACCAGAGTTTCTATTAGCTTGGATATAACTGATAGCTTGTTGTTTAACAAAATCACTTGTAGGTCTATTAGAACCTTTGAAGTCGTTATAATCTTTATCTATTTTAAGACTATAATTCATAAGCTCAGTCAAGTTATGTAATGGAATATTATTACCCATTTCTTTTTCTATAATAGATTTAGAAGAAGCAACGATATCTTTCCAATCACCTTTAACCAATTTCTTAAATGATTTTTCATTTGCAGTCTTTTGATTAGATTCAACTTGAACTTTACTTAATTGGATTCTTGTATTGACAGCAAACTTACCACCATGACGAGTGAATATATCAACCTTACGATTTAAAATAAATACACCATCTTTATTAGAATGAGCATCATAGTTATGAACGATATATCTCTTATTAGGAGTAATAACTGTAGTATCTAAACCGTTTTTATTTAGAGTTAGACGTCTAGTATTATTCTCTATACGAGACTTAATATTCTTAACCATATTGACGTTATCATTTTCAACCCTTACAATCATTGTACCAGATTTATGTCTCCCTTCAGAGATATCTAGGTACGCATTAAAGCTAGAGATACCCAAACGTCCAATTTTGGACAAGTCTTTAACAGTATTAATGTCTTTTTGAATATCATCAAGAGAGTCAATGGAGAAGTCCAGGGACTTTACAGAATTGACTATATCAGAGACAGAAGACTTCATTTGGTCTAAAGTCTTACGAGCAGTTGCACCTATACTACGGATATCTTCTAATAAACCAGAACGTAAATCTTTAACCTGACCAATGATATTAGACTTAAGATCTTTCTTAAATGAATCCATAGATTGAACCTTAGGTTCTACAGCTTCTACTGCTTCTTTTACTTGAGAATTCTTAGCTTTATATTCAGCTATTTCTTTATTAACTTTTTCTACAACTTCAGAGAACTCTTCATTATAACCACGAACGTTACCAACTACTAAACCCAATGGGTCAAGTACAGAACCAGAGCTTTCAGAAGCAATATAAGACTTAGAAATCTCATTGAAGATATTATTAATCTCTTGATTAATATCAACTATCTTAGCTTGAGCTTCTACTTCTTTTTGTACTACAGTAGTTAGTTCTTTTTCTTGTTTAGCAATAGTCTCTTTAGTTTGGTCTAACTCTTTCTTAGTAGCATCGATATTATCCGGTGCATTAATAGGAGATACACCACCTAATAAACCACTAAGTCCAGTTAGTTTACCCATAGCTTGAGTAAGAAGTTGTTTATTTTTACCAAATTCTTCAGGTACTTTAGGAATACTCTTCTTAGCTTCTTCAAGTTCTTTGAATTTCTTATCTAGTTTTTCTAGATACATCTTCTTATCTCTAGCAGTCAATACGTATTGATTAGTAGCACTTTCACTACCAGTATTTTCTGGTATAGCTTTAACTATATTGATACCTTTAGTAACTTCAGTTGTACACTTATCCGCTACAGATTGAGCTTGCATTGCACAGTCTTTAAGTTTACATTCTTGATCATAAGTATCACTAGGAATACCAGCCATTTGTTTAGCTTTATCTACTATAGTGGACTTAATACTATTTACAGTCTTCTTAATCTTATTCATTGCTTCATTGACTTGGTCTAGCATAACAATAGTGTTATTCTTAGACGGATCAAGAATTGTAGCAATTTGATTATAAAGCTTTGTTGTATTATTATCGATTCTATATACGGTATCTTTTACATTCAAAG